CGATTCTCGAGCTTTTGCTAAGGAAGTTGTTGAAGGCGACATCCATACAAAGCTGTGCGAGATCTACAAGACTTCTCGGTCTATTGGAAAGTCGGTCACCTACGCAATGTTGTATGGCGGATCGAATTATCGCATCGGCCTGACTGCAAAGGCATCGAAAGATAAAGCAGCCGCAGAGGGTAAACGTATCCGCAAAGCCATTATGGATGGCCTCGATGGATTCGCTGCTCTTACTTCTGCTTTAGCTGAACGAGCTGAGTCTGATGTGCTGACAGGTCTTGACGGTCGGCCTATCCGACTGCAAGGCAAAAAGTATGCAGCCACAAACTACCTATGTCAGTCGGCTGGTAGTTGCGTCACAAAATCTTGGGTAATCCGTGCAAACGAATTACTGCAAGAGGCTGGGATTGATTACTACCCGTTGTTATTTATCCATGATGAAATGCAGTTAAGCGTTAAGCCTGAAGATGCGGAACGTGCTGCGTTTCTCGTTACCGCAGCAATTAAAGACGTTGAACATTTCTACCAATTTAGATGTGAGCTTGACGCAGAAGCTCAAATCGGAGCTACCTGGGCAGACTGCCACTAAGGCTTGCCCAAGTCGCTTAGGCGATATTGCTGAACACTGGGTCTGCCTGCTAGCCGCCTGGAAAGGTGCAGAGGTTTACAAGAACCTCAACTGCACAGGTAAGACCGACATAATCCTGGCCCTTGACGGCGGGGTGTACTCCATTGATGTGAAGTTGGCTCGACCTTCTGGCACTGGTTGGCATGGAAATACCAACCGAGTTGCAAAGGGCGTGATCCCAGTGCTGGTTATTCCAACCGGCGACATCACGCAATGGCGAGTGCAGTGGATTCGTAATCGATTCCCACCCGAACTCAAAAACTTCTGGGCCAAAGCTGATCACCCGCTTACCTACCGTGAAACTAAAACCACCCCAGCTCAGAATTGATGCTGACTTCTTTTGTTTCAGAAGTGCAGCAGCAGCCGAAGAGGAGCTGGAGCTAGATGAAGATCTGACGGTCATCATCGGCAATCTCTCTGAAGGCCAAAAGGTCTTCACTAAAGAGATCACCAACCTTCAAGCAAAGTTTGACTCAAAAGATGTATTGCTGACGTGGACTGACCGCCACAACTTCCGCAAAGACATCGACCCGGCTTACAAATCAAACCGTAAAAAGCGTAAGCCTGCTGGCTACCTGCGCCTCAAGAAATGGGCAATGGAAACGTGGCCATCACTCACCATTGCTGGCATCGAGGCTGACGATGTTCTAGGCATCATCTGCACCAAAGACGAAGACACGAACTTTGTACTGGTTAGCCCAGACAAAGACCTTAAACAGATCCCCTGCCGTCAATTTGATCTCAAAGATGAGTACACCGTGGAACCCCAAGATGCTGAGCTTCAGCTTTACACACAGTGCCTCACAGGCGATTCAGTTGATGGATTCAAAGGAATCCCCGGCGTCGGACCAAAAAAAGCACAGGCCATTCTTGCTAAAGCGCAAGACGGGTTCTGGCCTGCTTGCGTCGAAGCGTATGAGAAGGCTGGTTTGTCACATGAAGACGCACTCCGCAATCTGAGACTTGCTCGCATCTTGCAGGCAAGTGATTGGGATGAAGCAAACAACCAACCAATTCTTTTCACACCATGATTCCTAAGCCAGTCTTAGAGCTATCACTTGAACAACAACTCAAAATGCGCACGCTTTCAGATGCGCTTGAGATTGCAGAAATCGAGGATGTTCGCTTGCTTGCAGACTCACTACAACGCCAAGTTTTTCTACTGCAAAACACCATGGTGAAACTTATTAAAACCGGCCATTGGGATGAAGCTGACTGTTAAAGAGTTGATCCTTATCAGGAATAACCTCCGTGCATTACGCGCTTACAAGCACTCCCCAGTCTCCGTCCAACTGTGGGAAGACTGGATGGATGGCTTCATGCAAAAAATTGAAGACGAACTCGAACCGCACGATGACTAAGTTTTCACCAAAGCACTACCAGACTGGAGTCCTAGAAACCTGGGACTACATCGCAGACGCTGAGCTTGATTACTTTCTCGGCAACGTCTGCAAATACATCAGCCGCGCTGGGCGAAAGCCTGGTGAAGATGCGATTGATGACCTTCTTAAAGCCCGCGCATACCTCTCCAAAAAAATTGACCTCCTCCGCAAAAACCCTACCGCCTGACTTTCTGGGCCAAGCCTTGCAATTCCGTGTTGCAATGAGTCAACCCATAGGTTCCTTTTCCAAGTCAGACCTCGATCTGCAAAAGGCTCTGATCATCGAAGAGTTCATGGAGTTTACTGAAGCCTATGAACGAATGATGCGCATCCGTGATCTTGAAACGAGAGAGCACGCTCTCAAAGAGCTTGCAGATCTTTCCTATGTGATCTGGCAGTTTGCTGCATGTGCTGGATGGCAACTCGACGAAGCACTTGACCGTGTTCATCGCAGCAATATCAGCAAGCTTGTAGATGGCAAGCCTGTCAAAGATGCGAATGGAAAGGTCACAAAAGGACCAAACTATGTAAAACCCTATCTCCAAGACCTAGTGTAATGAAAGAGTACATTGCGAGGACTGGGCGTGTGCAGTCCTGGCTTGATGCGCCAGAGCACCGTTACCCGGTCAGTTGCACGATTCACGTGCCCACAGATAGTATGTCCGGCGAAGACGGGCTAGAAAGTAGTTTCACCTTCACCTCACACGCCCTTAGGCATGGTGCTGGTGTAGCAGTACACCTAAGTGAGCTACGTCCATCAGGTTCTGATAACGGCAAAGGGCTAATAAGTGCTGGCCCCTGCCCCTTCATGAAAGTGTATTCAACGCTAAATGAAGTTCTCAGGCGTGGTGGTTATCACAAAGCAGGCGCTGTAGTTGCTCACCTCGATGCAAATCATGCTGACTTGCGTGAGTTCATTGAGATGCCACGTCACGAGATTCCGTGGCTAAAGCGTTGCGTCAATCTCACCCAAAGCTGGTGGGATGACATGGAGGTAGATCTACGCGAATCTCTTCTCGATGGGATTCGCAAAGGTGACATCTGGCTTGCCAAAGTCAAGCACGATCAATATGGCAGGCGTATTCGATTTAACGTTTGCCTCGAAGTTGCAATTTTGAGTAGGGGTACTTGTCTCTTAGAGCACTGCAACTTGTCTAAATGTACGCCAGATGAGCTTCCAGAAGCTTTCGTGGCTGTCATGGAAGATCTTGTGGATTTGCACGCGAAGACAGGTGTTGAAGACTCAGGTGAATACCTAGATCCCAAAGATGATCGTCAGGTTGGTATGGGCTTTATTGGCCTTGCCAACTTGCTTGCACAAGAGCAGATCACTTACGCATCTTTTGGCGAAGCTCTGCATGACGTAATTAACAACCGCGATGTTCCCTCCACCCCTGCTTGGCGGCTCGCCTCGAAATTCCAAGAGGCTATCTCTGCTGCGGCTAATGTTGCCCGTGCTGCGGATATGCTTCGCGCTTTCGCCATTGCGCCCACAGCAACATGCGCCTACCGCTATCAGGATGCCCGTGGCTATACAACGACCCCTGAGATAGCACCTCCGATTGCACGGGACGTTGATCGCGATAGCGGAACGTTCGGTGTCACCTCCTACGCATACCCTCCAGATTGTGAGATTGCTGAGGAGGTTGGCTGGCAGGCTTACTGGAACGTGAGCACTGGTATCTGCAAGATGCTCGAGCGCACAGGCCTGTTCCATGGATACAGTTTCAACTCATGGAGCGATCAAATTCAGTATGACGAGAAGTTGATTCAAGACTGGCTTGATTCATCTTTGACCTCGATGTACTACAGCTTGCAAGTGCAGACTGATACGCAACGCAAAGACAGCGTTACAGATCTACTGGACGATGACTATAAATTTATCTTTGATATGGAGCCTGACTCATCTGACAACTTCTGCGCATCATGTGCTGAATAAATGAATCCCTACATAAAAGCTATTAAACAAAAACGGAAGTGGACTCCCTTGGCAGTTGATCGGGGTCCACTTGTGGAGGGCAGCGAAAAGACCATCTACAAGATGCTCGCTCTCCGCAACTTGGAACTGCCTGTAAAAGAATTTCTACAGCAGGGTCTAGAGAAAGATCTTCCTAATGTGCCTGGCTGCCTCGAGGCCTTGATCCACAATCAGATGGATGAGGACAAGCATGACCTGGGTTTTGAGCTGGTATGCCAAGCCCACGGCACTGACCCTGCTGCTGAGCGAGAGGCTGAGGTGATCCGCAAGGCTTGGATCGAGGCACCGGAACATCCAATCCTCAAGGCAAGCATCCTCGAGCGTTCTGTGTTCTTTGTGTTGCTCCCAGCGTATAGATTCCTGGGAGATATTGGCATGAGATCCCTGAGCGCTGACATCTCGAGAGATGAAGTTCAGCACGTAAAAACGCACGCAATGTGTGCTCATGACCTTGGTCTTAAAAGCACTGTTGGTTTAGACAAGCTTCGCAAAGCCACAGTGGATTGGGTTATGTCTGATCTGCTGCCTTTGCATCAGAACAAGTATCTTTCCAAGGACTTCTGGATGAATCAATCCGACAGTCTTTATACCCGTGGTTTGGCTGCTGGCCTTGCCGATACTCAACGCTCACGTATGCCTAGCTTCTTTGAGGCATCCAATGTAAACCTACCTCAATATGGATGACATCTTTGTAGGAGATAACAAGCTCCTCAAAATCGTCGAAGAGGTGGACATCATGTTTCCACTTTATACACCAAAACCCGACGACACACACGCCAAGATCATGTATATGGCTGGCCAACGTTCTGTTGTCGAATACATTAAATCTCTACTCGAAGAATAATGTGCGCTCCTAGCCCTCCAAAAATCCCCGATCCGCCGGAGATGGCCCCGCCCGCTCCTGCACCCCCACCACCGCCGACTCCTGATGCACCTTTGCCCCTAGCAGCCCCTGTGGCATCCAGCGCTACTGGCAAAGAACAAGGCGTCTTGAAGCGCAAGAAAGGTAAGCGTGCCCGGTTGCAGCAATCTGCTGGTGGCCTCAGCGCTCTCACCAACAAACTTGGAATTGCTAATGCTCCGGCACAACAGGCTGCAACTAAGCCTAAGAAAAAGACTGGCCTGAACATTCCTAAATGATGAAAGAGTCTGCACAAACGCGATACCTTTCGCTCACCGCAGACAGAACAGCATTTCTCGACGAAGCCAGAGATTGTGCAAAGGTGACTCTCCCTTACCTCCTTACAGACGATGGTCTGTCAAAGGGGGAGCGCCTGCCGATCCCTTGGCAAAGCGTGGGCTCCAAAGGTTGTAATGCCTTGGCGTCAAAGCTGATGAACTCGCTCTTCCCTATAAACACGAGTTTCTTCAAGCTGCAAATCGTTGACTCAGAGCTTGAGAAGCTTCCTGAAGTAACCCCTGAGATCCGCTCAGAGATTGACCTTTCCCTCGCCAAGATGGAACGGATGATCATTCAGGAGATTGCCGAAAGCTCTGATCGCGTGCAGCTTCACTCTGCGATGAAGCATCTCATCGTCACTGGCAATGTCTTGCTATATGCCGGGAAGAAAAACCTCAAGGTCTACCCACTCGAGAGATATGTTGTCTGTCGCGACGGCGATGGAAACCTAGTTGAAGTTGTCACCCGCGAATCTATCCACCGCTCAATGCTGCCCGCTAAGTTTCAGCGGGTCATGGCAAAGGGCAACGACGTAAACTCCCCCGGAGAAGACGGTCCTAAATATGGTGTGGCTGGTGAGTCAACAGTGGATGATGCCACTGTCTATACACACGCCCGCCTCAAAGATGGCCACTGGGAATGGCACCAAGAAATCGATGGTGAGATTGTGGATGGCTCTCATAGCCGTGCTCCACAAAACATCACCCCTTGGATTTGTCTGACCTTTAATAAAGTAGAAGCAGAGGAATACGGTCGCAGTCGCGTATCTGAATTCCTAGGAGATCTCCGTAGCCTCGAGGGGCTCATGGAGGCTCTTGTTACTGCTAGTGCTATCAGTGCAAAGTGTGTGTTCATGGTTGCACCTAGTGCATCTCTGAAACCACAATCACTTGCACGCGCATCATCCGGCTCAATCATTGTGGGCCGCCCAGATGATGTGTCAGTAGTACAGACAAATAAATCTCAAGATATGCGGTCAGTCATCGAGATGATTCGAGACCTGACCACCCGGTTGTCTGATGCCTTCCTGATTCTGAATCCACGGAAGTCTGAGCGCACAACTGCCACTGAACTCCAAATTCTTAAACAGGAGCTGGACGAACAGCTCGGAGGATTGTGGACATCACTCACCCAAGCGCTCTTGCAGCCCTACCTTGCTAGGAAGCTGCACGTGATGACTCGCAGCAAAAAGCTGCCATCACTCCCTAAAAACCTTGTGGCTCCCACCATCGTTGCCGGTCTCGGCAGTGTTGGTCGCGGCCAAGATCGTGCCGCTTTGATGGAGTTCATCTCCACTGTGTCGCAGGGTCTAGGCCCAGAAGCCCTTACCCAATTCATCAATCCACTTGAGCTGATGAAACGTCTAGCTGCGGCTAGCGGTATCGACACTCTCAACCTAATTAAAGACCCAGCCACGATGGAGGCTGAGCAACAGCAGGCGCAGCAGCAGATGATGCAGCAGCAAATGATGGGCCAGATGGGCCAGCTCGCCAAATCGCCAATGGCTGAACGTCTTATGAACGACTATGCCGAACAAGCCCAATCAGAAGGCGGACCAGCCGCCCAAGAGCCCACGCCGCCGGACCCGCTCACCCAAGGGTGAATACACGGGTAAAGACGAAACTGCATGGGAAGCGGAGGAACTGGAAACCAGCCTCCCAAAAAAAATCGATCACACGATCAAACCAAAGATCAGCACGTGGTCAGAGGTCGATGCTGGGCTCCACAGCCAACAACAACGGCTGAGGCCTCGATTGAACACCGTAAAAATTATTGAGCACTAATGCCTTCAGATACTTTTGACACCACGCCCCAAGGGCTGACTGACGAACAAAAAGCTCAGGAAGCTGCATTGTTGCAGCAAGCTGAAAAACTAGAACAACTCAAGCAGCAAGAAGCTGACATCCAGAATCAGCAGCGTCAGCTTGGCAATGAAGACCCGGACTTGATCGGGGGTAAATTCAAAAGCCAGGACGACCTGCTGAAGGCCTACCAAGAGCTAGAGCAAAAGCTCAGCCGTGGTGAGCAAGAGGATGAAGACGAAGTTGAAACAGAAGAGTCAGAGCCCGAAGAAGAGGCTGCTGATGACGCTGTGATGCGGCGTGCTGCTGATGAGTATGTCAAGGACGGTCAGCTAAGTGAGGCTGCCATCGACGAGCTATCGAAGATGGACTCGAAAGATCTGATCAAAGCCTACGTCGATTTCTACCAGAAGAACGCTGAGTCTTATCAACAACAGGTCCAGCTCCAAGCCGGTGAAGAACAGGCAATCATGGACAGTGTTGGTGGTAAAGAGGCCTACGGCGACATGCTGGGTTGGGCCGCTCAAAATCTTGAGCAGGCAGAGATTGACTCATTTAACAGCGTCACAAACAGTGGCAACCTCCCTGCAATCAGGTTCGCTGTAGAAGCCCTTGCCAACCGCTACCAGTCGGCTGTTGGCTACGAAGCAGAGATGGTGACTGGAAAGGCCTCTGTGCCTGGTTTGAAGCCATACAGAAGCAACGCCGAGCTTGCTCGTGACCTTGCTGATCCGCGTTACGCCACCGATACCGCCTTCCAAGCTGACGTGGAAGCACGTGTAGCTAACTCACCTGATCTCTTTAATTAAAATGCCTGGACATTACGGCCATAAAAAGCCCAAGGGTAAGAAAAAAAAGGGTATGAAAAAATGAGCCTTTATCGCAATATCAACAAGCGTAAAAAGGCTGGCACGAGTCGGTCGAAGAAAAACTCGACCATCTCTAAGAAGGCCTACGCCAACATGAAGGCTGGCTTTCCTAAAAAGAAGAAAAAGTAACTACAAACCTTCCGTTCATCCGAAAGGACGCATGACACGAGACGGCATGGAACGGGGCCTCTCGCTCACCTATGAGGTGAAGACAATGCAAGAAGCACGTAAGGTGAAGACCTACTGCTATCGCGGTGTCAAGTACACC